TCTAATCATTTTATTTTTATATCTCTTTGCAGTTATAACGCTTATATTTAATTTTTCAGATATATGCTCAAATGTTAGATCATCGAAATACTTCATTTCTATTATATCATAATATTTATTATTCCTAATTGTACCTAATGCTCTCTCAACCATATTAACAACGTTTTCTATCCTTGTAATTTCTTCCTGTAATTTTTCAATTCTATTTTCAACCTTTTCTAATTCTGATAGATATACTTTACTAGACTGCACATTAACTCCAGTTTCTCTTTTCTGAATTGATATTCCTTCTTTCTTCAAATCCTCTATAAGCATATTTTTGGAATCAATAGCACCTTTCAATAAAGATAACTCTGATAATAGCTTTTCTGTCTTTTGAAATGGTGTCAGCTGTTTCTCCTTTTTTATTTCTTTATCATTTTTCATTCTTTCTATTATTTTATTTGCTATTCTGTCTATATCTTTTTCGTTCATTTAATTTTATTTCCCTTTCTATTTTTATTCATTTCCCTACAAAAAAAGTCCAAATAAAATTGGACTTTTAGTTATTCCTTATTTAATTTCTCTATTTCTTCTTCCACTTTTTTTATTATTTTGTTATATATCCCTCTTCTTCCACCACTTATAAAATTTCCTAAACCATACCCCAAATTCTGTTGTTTACAAGGATCGTATTCGTCTTTAAAAATGTCTTTTAAGAAAGATGGAGATACTCGTTCTGAAGCAAAAAAATCGTAGATTTTCTCAGTCTTCTTTTTGTATGCTAATATAAGTTCATGCAATTCTCTAAAATACATCAAACTTAAAACAAACGCTTTGTCAAATTTTGGTCTGTAGTTGTATTTTGATTTTATATATTTATGTTTGATACTTAAGTTTGGTAAATTAATAAATATTTCCTCTTTGTTCCTAAATTCTTCTAATTTGGAAAATACATCTTTTATAATTAAATCATCTGCTACTATTTCTTCTAAGATACTTTCTAACGTTTGTTTTAATTTCTTTTTATCTTCTTGATTTTTTCTAAAATTATGCTCTTTTTCTAAATTTTTTTTATTATGATTTAATGTTTTTTCCAAATTTTCTGAATTACTCTTTATAATTTTATTATTATTCTTTACATTTATATAGTTATTCAAAATAGTTCCAACTAAAGCAACAACAGCTCCTGAAATTGCTCCTTGAACTGTTGGAGTCCCTAAAAATTTCCACATAAATTATTTTTCCTCCTAAATAAAATATATACCTCTATTATACCTCAAGACCAAAAATATTCAACTGTCATTGTCCAAATTTTTTCTAAAAATCACATTTCTTCAATTTATGATTTTCTTCTATATCCTCATATTTTAATATTGGTGATACTTCGTGTATGCTTCCATTCTCAAATTTCAGATATATCTTTTTACTTGTTTTAGATTTCAACTTCTTGATAACTTTGTACTGCCTGCACTCTTTCTGAAATTTCTCGTAATATGTACTACAACTTATAGTTGTTACTAAAAGTCCTGCTAATAATAATTTTTTCATTTCTTCTCCTTAAATCCTTTAAAATGCCCTTTATATATTTTCTTTAGTTCCTTTACCTGATCCTCATTTAATTTAATTCCTCTTATATCATATTTTCTTTCAAATGATTCAACGCCTATGTTATGTTTCTCTGTGTGATGATGTCGGCAAAGGGATATATACTCCCCCTGCCCTTTATCTTTGGAATAACCTCCCAAACTTCCAGCCGTCTGCCAGTGTTCCATATCAACTGGACTTCTATTGCATACGGCACATTTTCTATGTTTTAGTTTTGCATAGATATATTTATCCTCATTCTGTTCTTTATAAAGTTTCTGCATTTCTTCCCACATTGCTATATCATTTTGTAGAAAATAATCAAATAAATAATTAGTAAAGGCTATTGCTCCGTTATTACTCATCATATCAAGTTTTAGACTGAATGTGCCTGTAAGGGTTAGCAAAAACCTTTGCATTTCTTCTCGGACAAAATCTATTAAATCATTTGTTACAATATTCACCTTAGTTTCCTTAGTATAATTTTTATCTAAAACTTCACTCAGCCTGATTCTTAATTTTTCTTCTATATTTTTAAAAGGCTTGTACCCTTTCAATTTAATTCCGCTATGCTTAATATAAAGTTTTTTCAAGTCTTCCTTTGCCTTGTAAAGAAAATAGTCAGAAATAGCAGGCTTTTGCTTGCTAGTCTGCCAATTTATGTCTACACCTTTCAGATGATAAGCGTAGCAGTCTATGAACCAGTAAATTAATTTTTGGTTTTCTCTGCTCATCCTCTTAGACATCCAAGTTTCCTTTCCGCCAGGCGTGTCTGAAATTCATATATCCTACATACCTTTTCTTTTTAGTTTCCTCGTTTGGCTCATATTCCTTGTCTGAATTTTGGATTTTCTGACGACTTTTAACTATGTTGTTAATTGAATATCCGTCATATATCTTTGCCGCTTGATCCTGCGTTATTATTCCGTCCTCAACCAATATTAAGCACATAACATATGTGTCGGGATTTTCAGCATTCCGTGTTTCTGGATATTCTTCTAAAATACTTCTAACTCTATTTTTTGCTAATCTTTTACCCATTATTCCTCCTAATTGAACAAGTCGCTAATTTCGTATCTGTAGTTTGTTCTTTTCTTTTGCTGAAACAATTGCTTTCCTAATTGCCTCACTTCATCTATATTGATGCTTTTCTTATTCGTCATTTTGTAAAACTCATCAAAATTATGAATATCTATTGCATAAGTTTCTGACAAATCCCTAAAATTAAGTATCATATACGCTTTTACATTATTTTTCTTTGCCTCAAGTCGTAAATTGTACAAAAATGTTTGCTGTTCATCAACTGTATCTTTTATATTTGTAAATGGCATTGATTTTCCTAAAAAGGATTTTAACTCAACAAGGACAAGCAAGCCGTCCTTGAAAAGTAAAAAATCACATAAGTTTTTATTTTTGAATCTGATCATCTGTCCATTTACAGTTCCTGTTGTTCCATCCTTGAATCTGTGCAAAAATATTTCATCTGTATTAACGCTATTCTTAAAGTCGTTTTCAAATTTTTTCCCTGCATTCATCGCCATTATTCAACAACCTCAGCTTCCTGAACAGTTGTAAGTGTCGCTCCATAGACACCGTCCTTACCTCTTTTTGTAACCGTTATTTTTCCCTCATCAATAAATTTTTCAACAATCCTTGTACATTCCTTAGCCTGTATCTTAGTATTTAGCTGAATATCACGTGCTTGGTAATAATACGGCTCATTCTTTTTCACAAATTCAAAAACTTTGTTTTCCTTTCTAGCTTTCTCCTTTTCTTCACGGCTCTGTTTCTTTCTCTCTGCAATGCCAAATGATTTCGCTGGAGAATTTGCTGGCTCATTCTCTTTTTCTTCACTCACAGCTTTCTGTGGAGTTCTAGTGGCTTTATATTCAATCTTATATGTTCCGTATTGTCCGCTCTCAATTCTCTCAACTGTACGATTAATCTTAAATTTAACCATTCTTATGATTTTTTCAAGCATTTCAGTTTTAAAGATTTTAGTGTTGTCAATTAAGCCTTTAATAACGTTTTTAACCATTTTCACTTTATTGATTTGTAGAGCCACCACAAAACAGTCTGCTATTTCTTCGACTAGATTTTGCTCATCCTTATAAAATGTTTTTCTGTAATTTCTATATGCTGTTTGCAGCTCTTCAATTTCTTCATAAAGTTTCAGCAGTTGTGGCTCTGCTCCGAAAAATCTTTTTATTTTTACAAGTTTTTCTCTGTATTCTCTGTTCAAAAGTAATTTCTTCGGATTTTCTCCAAATAACTTTTCTGAATTTATTTTTTTGATGATATTTCTTGAAATTTCATCAAGTTTATTTATATCATCAATATCTGTTATTTCAAGCATTTCATTCAATCTTGTACAATATTCAGATTCTGTTACATTTTCCCTTTGAGAATCAGTCAAGAAATTATTATATATAATTCCTGAAATCTTATCATTTGCAAACTCGATGTTTAATTTTAAATCACTTCTTTTAAAAACAAACTGAACTTTCTTGTCTTCCACGTTCTTTTTAATTAATTTTGCATTTTCTAAATTGTATGCTCCTTTACAGCTGTTTATCATATAGTCTACTATGTTATTTCCTAACATTTTATTCCCTCCTGATTTTATATACTTTGTTTATTTTTTTTCATCTTAATTTTCAAAATCTTCTCAATTTGCCTAACTCTCTTGTTGTTACTCTCTATCTGAACACCATTTTGTTTTATCTTTTCAGATTTTTTCGTCATCTGTTCATTCAAAATTTTGTTTTGTTCTTTCAGAATTTCATTGTTGCTTTCCAGCTTTTTCTTTTCTTCCTGTAATTTTTGCATTTATCCTCCTATCAGCATTTTTTCTCTAAGTTCACTAAAATCAACTGCTCTAACTTCATTTTGCGGCTTATATTCTAGCTTAATAAAATTAAGATTTTTAGTATTTTTTACACCGACACTCGCATAAGTGATAAGTTTCAGTTTCGCTTGTCCAATGATTTTATATGTGCCTGAATAATAATTTTTTGTTTCGTATGGATTTTCTAAAAAATCCTTATAAATTCCATCAAACTGAAAATTTAAAAAATTATCAAATTCAACTTTGTCCATTGTGCAAATTCTACGCCAACCAAGAAAATCGATTACAGCATGAAGTCCTTTGTCCTCAAAAGCCACCATTCCTGAACTGCCGACTTTTCTAACCCCTTCAATCAACATTTTTTTAGCTAAAATCACTTGATGTTCGATGTTAGCAGTTTTTTTAGCAACTTCTAAAATTTCAGCTGGTTGTGGTATAAACCCACTTTTCCTAGTTTTTAAGATTTTGACAACCGCTTCTGCAAATTCTTTTTTAGTCAACTCATTTGCAATCGTCAAAAAATAAATAGTTGCGACACTTTCTTTGTCTTTTGTGTTTGGATAAGCTGTTAAAAGCAGTTTAAATACTTCGTTAAATTCTTGATTATTCATTTCCCGTCAATCCTCCTAATAAATTCGCAATGCTTTCGTTAGTTACTCCAACAAAGTCTTTTTCTTGATAATTTTTGGATTTTTTTTCTTTTTCAGAATTATTAATACCTGCTTTATCGTCATAATTTCCTTCAAGCACTTTTAAAAAATTCGATTTGTTAGTAAACCAGTCGAATGATATTTGCCACCCTGTTTTATTGTTTCCTTGCAAGAAATTAGATGTACGGATTTTTCCCATAGCCTGTAACATTTCTTCCAGCGAATACTCTTTTAGCAAATTGTTAATAGCTCTCTTTCGCTTGTCAGTTATTTTTAATTGTTTACCTGATAAATCAAATTCGTAAGCAATTTTTATCCATTGGTTTTTTATTTTTTCACACGATTGTGAAAATTCATTTTTCACATGTATATTATTATTTAATATATTAGTATTATTATAATTATATATAGTATTATTATTTGTCGGATTTTTTTCCGAGTTATTTTCTTGTTTTTCGGATTTTTTTCCGAATTTGCTCGGATTTTTTTCCGAGTTTTGTTCAGAATTTGGATTTTTTTCCGAATTATTTTCTTTAAACTCATTCCACGTCTTTCCTTTTGACGTGATTTTTATTAAGTCTTTTTTACCTTGTTTTATATATTCAATAAGTCCTTTTTCCTGCAACACTTTTAAATTTCTGTAAACAGTATCAGACTTTTCAAAAAACATTGGCAGTTCATTTAATATCAAATTTCTCGAAACAAAATAGTATGCTTTGTTTTCGATAATTTCTTCTTTTGCCCAAGCAGGTGCTTCGTACAATAAAGAAAATAGAATTCCTTGAGTGGCATTTATTTCCCACTCCATGCATTTTGCATTATTTATATATGTTGTGAATCTCATTCTTTTTCCTTTCCCTACATCTTGTGTTTTTCAATAACTTATGCTATAATAAACACAAGATATAGATTTCCATATTTTTTCCTGGCACTCTTTGGAGTGCTTTTTTGTTTTCGCTTTGATTTTTAAAGCTACTAACTAAAATATCTAGTCAAAATATACAATGTTATTATCGATGTTGCTACTGATAAAATTATTTGTAGCAATATTTTTTTCCAGTTCATTTATCTCGCCTCTCTTATTTTATTTTTGCCCCCTGTCGGAAACACTATTTTCCAATGGCTCACTAGAAAATAAAAACATTAATTCCACCCCCCAGCATTTCTTTTACAAAAGTTATTTCTTGTAAATCTAATGTTGGGGTAGTTTCTAAAACTTTATTTCTTAAGTCACAAACTAAACTATGAAGTTCGGTTATTCTTTTTTCTTTCTCGTTCATCTCACACCTCCTTACCTTTTGTGTTTTTATGGTATAATAATATTAATAAAATTAAAGGAGATTAACCATGTTAAGTGATATTGATATAAAAATATTAAAATTTATCTATAAAAGCAACAAAGCCTATAAGTGTGATATTCTTAAAAAATTTCCCCAAGAAAAATATTCCACTAATTTAAGATTAAAGGAAATGGAGGAGGAAGACTTTGAAATCTATGCACCTTTTGAAAGCAGTAAATATATAATTTCAGAATATGAAATTATTCAAGATATTAACGGAATAAATACCTGGCATAAACTGGATATTTATTACCTCACTGACTATGGCAAAAAATTTATTCAAGATCATTGTCAAAATGTTAAAAATATCAAAAAAGACTTTTGGATAAAATTTCTTTTGGAATTTATGCGTTCTGTATTTTGTCCTCTGATTGTTGCTTTTATTACAGCACTCCTAACTTTATATGGCAAAAAGTTTTTTAATATCCCTTAGTATTAACATCAGTATTCCATGGATAATATCAAAATTCTTAGCTGTGTAGTACGATATTATCCCTGCTACAATGCTTGGTATTATCCAGTTTAATATTACCCATTTATCAATTTTATTCATCTCACACCTCCTCCCTCGATTCCTGGATTTGTTTTACTTCTTCATCATTATTAGAATAATTACATCTTTAAACGAAAGGAGTAATTATTATGGAAAATAATGATAAAAAATTAAAAGAAATTATTGAATTGTTAAGAAAAATAATTAACAATAAAAAAATTAACTAATTTCTTACGATTAAATCGGAAAAACTATTTAAAATTTAACCCTAAATCAATTTTTAGTTCATGCTGAACATCTAATAAAAAATCTAATTTAGGGAAAGTTCCGTTTGCTAATCTTGTCATATTATCAGAAAAAGTTTGTGGAGTCATATTTATTTTGTTAGCCAACATTCTCTGCGATAATTTTTTTCTTTTTAAAGCAATACTTATTTTTGAATAAAGATTTGTTGCTATTTTTTTCCTTTCTTTCATTTTCATTCACCTCTTTTTAAGTATATCCGATTTAATCGGAAATGTCAACAAAAATTTGTACAAAATAAAAGAGTTATCTTTGATCCTAAGGTAACTCTTGTAATTATTATTTATTTTTTTCGGTTTAAAAGCTTTCTAACAAGCATTATAAACAAGATAGGGATTATAAAGAAAATCCATAGAATCAATTTTGCTATAAATTGTATTTTTTATTCCCTTTCTTGTTTTTGATTATAAAATAAGTTATGCTAACTTCTTAATTTTAACGTTTCTCTATATTCCTCTGCATCTGGAATTTTATTAAATTCAAATGTCAAATCCTTATATTTTTCTAATGCAGTTTCTATTTCATCTATACTTATATTAAAAAATTCTTTTCTATTATTAATTAAATTAACTCGTTTATCATTAAATAAATTGTGTAATTCTTTTTCTAAATTATATGCCTGATAGCTAAAGATTAAAGCATGTACATCAAACTTGAATGGAACAGAAGCACTGCTCAATTCCTTAATTCTTTCTAAAGGTTCGAGTCTTCTTGTTACTCCAATTTTAAAAATATTTTCTCCAAATGCTCCAATATTTGAAATAATATAAACATATCCCGCACCGATATTTTCAAGTCTGTAATCAAGTTCTTCTTTTTCGTCATTATACTTCTCAACAATTTCTTTTATTTCAGATAATTTATTTTCTAATTCTTCTTTTTCGTTTTCTGATGCAACTAAAATTTTATTCTCTATTTCATCAATAGCGTTTTCATAATGTAAAATTTCTTTGTTAATGCTCCGTTTTTTCTTTTCAATTTCCTGCAATACTTTTCTATTTTCTTTTTCTTTTTCCCGTTCTTCTCTTAACAATTCTTTTTCGAGCTCTTTCTTTTGTTCATATTCATAACCTAGATGTAATTCATCGAATTTTAAATTCAAAAAATCTTGTGTAATAGAAACTTGATTAACTTCATTTAATTTATTTAGTTGCTCAAAAGATTTATAAATTCTATTTTCAATTTTTTCTAGATTACTAAATTTGATTTTATTAATAGCTGCTTCACAATCAGAATTAAATGATCTTAAAATCATTTTTATATTGTCGTTAGTCATTTTACGTCCTTTTGAAACTGAGCCGTCAATCGTCCAATTTTCTGAATAATGTACCGCTTTTTTAGTTTTTATCATTTCTTTTTGTTTTTTTCTGATTTCTTCAAGTTTAAATTTATATTGACTGGAATTAGCAAAATTATATTTAGGTTTATACAAACCAAAACTTTCCATATTTAGCTCATCATTAACAGCGTCTAACATTGTTTTTCGCTCGTTTAATTCATAAGTTGTTGAAGCAATTTCTTGACTAAGTTCATCTTTTTTTATTAATAATTTTCCTATCTCTATATTAAATTTCTCTTTTTTGCGGATAGCTTCAAGCAAATCCATTTTTTCTACTTCCAAAACTTTTTCTTGCTCATCTTTTAAATCTTTTTTTAGTTTTTTAATTTTTTCTTCTAAATTTATATTTTTTTGTGCAAGAGTTAATCCTGCTTTTTTATATTTTTTTCTACTTAACAATAAAATAACGATTACAACAAATGCTGTAAACCAAGTTGCCACCAAAGCGAACGACAAACCGTCAACAGTTAATTCGCCATCACTATTATTTGCATAACTACACAAACTCGTAATCAAAAATAAACAAAACGTCTTAAATTTAGCTTTTAGCAAAACTTTTCCTCCTTAAAATTATAATTCATCTATTTTCCCCTTAACTTCTTCAATTAAACCTTTAACAGCTTTATAATTCCCATTTTTTAAACTTAAATATTCTACTTTTTCAGTTATAAAATTCAAAATACTTTTTTGTTCATCAACTTCCACTAATTTTAAAAGTTCCAAAAGTCCATCTAAAAATTCATCACTATTATCACCTGATAATCTATCACCAATATCCTTAGGTAACATACTAGCGAATAATTGTTCTCTTTCTCTTTTATTTAATCCTAATGCTTTAGATAATGTATCTACTGTAGCAATTGTAGACTTATTTTTTCCGGTTTCAATATCTCCTATTGTCCCTCTTCCTAATCCTGCTTTAGTTGCAAGTTCAGCAATTGTTAAATTTCTACTTTCTCTTAATTTTTTTAAAGTTATACCTAAAGTTTCCATATTTTATCTCCATTTCATAAGGCTCTTTAATATATTATACTTTATTTTTTAAAATTTTATCAAAAAAAACTTGACATTTCCGATTTCATCGGATATAATATGTTTGTAAATTAAATAAATAGGCTCTTTAATTTTTTTTAATAAATTAATCCGATTAAAACGGATAGAAAGGAATGATAAAAAATGAGAAACGAATTACTACAAAAATGAAAAAAAGAGGATATGAATTAAAAGATGTGTTTAACTTGAGAAATGAAACAAGTTTTATTTTTGACAAAGAATTTAAAAAGAATACATTGAGCATAATGTTCACATACAATAACGCAGAGAAAAAATTTAACAGAAATTTTGGAAAATTAAAAATCGAAAAAGATGACGGAAACATAGAAATATTTTAGGAGATGATAAAAATGAGCTACAGTGAAGGGCTAAAATTCGCAGAAAGAGCAGAAAGAGCAAGAGACTTAGCTTGGGATCGTTTATGCGAAGAAGAAGACAGAGCGATAGAAGAATACAACGATTTCTGTAATCATTTAGAAAATGAATTTAAAGAATTTAAAGCAAAATATGAAAATCAATTGCGATATATTTCGTTAGAAGAACTGCACGATTACTTGATTTCAAGATACGAAGAAAAAGATTTTGATTTTGAACCATTTGAAAGCCTTGTATTAGACTATATCGAAAGCGCAAATGCTTGGGAAGACTGGAAAAAGAAAAATCCTGATTACACAGATGAGCAAGAGGAAGAGTTTGATGTCGAGTATAAAAAGATACGTGATGAAATGGCTGCTATTTTGTATAAAAATAATTTAATTTAGGAGAAATGTAATGGACAAGATGTGTGAACTTGCAAAAGCTATAAGCGATTTGAAACTTACAAGGAACGAAATAAGGAAAGGGCTAAGCGGGTTTGAGGTTTTAACAATTTCTAAAAGATGTAAGACAACAGTAAATGAAACTTGTGAACTTATAGAACGTCTTTTGGAAAAAAACATAAATTTAAAATTTTTAAAAAATAAAGGAGATAACAACAATGAAATTTGAAGCATTGAAAATGGTAAACGAAAATAACGAGAAAGCCAAAAAAGAAAAAGAGGCAAAGAAATTAAAGAACAGAATTAAAAAGTTGTTTAAAAAAGAACAGCCAAAGCCGCTGTTATTCAATCCAAATTGGAAATAAATTGATGTTTTAACAAGCTCATTGTAAATATTGCAGTGGGTTTGGATAAGATATTAATTTATCTTAGGACAATGAAAATATAGATAGGAGAGATTTTTTATGAAAAATAAAATAACGATTGAAAGAAGAAAAAAATCTGGAGCTTTAATTCCAAAACTAAACGGAGAAATTTTGGAAGGAGTAAAAAATATAAAGATTTATTACTCCTATGGTGAAACTAAAGAAGAAACAAAAGAAATTGTTGAATTAATTTTTGAAAATTCTGAAATAGAAATTATTGACATAGACTAATTTCTTTATCTATAAGTTTTGAAATTAATTTTTCAGATATTTCAATTAAAGTATTAATAGAAGTAGAGCCAACGTTATTAGAAATTTCTTTAATTTTATTCCAATTTTTATCATTTCTGATATTGGAAACGAAATTATGCCCAGCAACAGTTAAGTCTGAAATTTCAAGAGTTACATTTATAGAATTTTTTTTGATAACTATTAACTCTGCTTCTTTTAAAAAAAGTGTATGATATTCTATTTCTCTGTTTGAATAAGATAGAAATTCTTCAGGTTTTTGATATTTTTCTTTTTCTTCTTCAAATTGTTTAAGAGTGTTTTTATCTTTTAATAATTTAAAAAAGTTTACATCATCGTCATCATTTTTTAAAATTTTAAAAGATCCTAATTCAGCTTTTAAAAGAATATCACGTATTAAATCAGGGTTTAATTGCATAATTACACCCCCTTTCATAAATAATTTTTCTCTAACAGAGAATTAAAACAAGTGTAGCATTAAAGAGTATATTTTTCAACAAAAAAACTGACTATCTTTCGACAGTCAGAATCTATAAAATACTACATATGAAACGGTTTAGCCAAAACCGATTTAAACAAGTTGCTAGCAAAGAGAACAAGAAAACGTTTTTTAATCTCTTTATTATATGATTTTACATTATTTTTTTAAAAAGTCAAGAAAAAAGTATTAGTTTAATCGTGCCATCTATGTCATATTTTTGCACAAGGCATAGCTACTAGAATATGCAGAACTGTCATAATGAGTCTTCTTTTCTAATATTTATTTAATTTTTAACTATTATAGATGGCACAATTAAGTTAATACAATTTCTTAATCAGTATCAAAAGCATATCAGGGTAACAAAAGGGCTTATCTAAGAACATTTAAAGCAAATCTGAATTACTGATTTAGGATATTGAGAATATCAAAAATTTTTAGGAGGATAATTAAAACGAATGAAAAATTAATGAAAGAATTGAACAGCTTAAAAGCAACTGAATTAATACAGATTGCCAAAAAAGTAAAATCAATTCTTAGAAAATATTATTCTGTTGAGGCTTATACACTTGACAGAAATAAAAGAATGCTAGAACTTGAAACAAAAGATAGAAATGTAATCAAAGTTAAATTTAAAAAGATAACAAATAAAAATAAATTTAAAATAGTAAATTATGAAATTAAGGAGGAATAATGACAATAAGAGAACAGCTGGAAAAAGAAATGGAACAAGAAGAAATTAAGGAAATGGAGGAAGAAAATGATGACAACAGTGAATGCAACAAAATGGATGATTTTGATACTGACATCAATTTGGATTCAGATTGAAGTTATCCGAATCAAAGGGCATTGGATAGCAGGAGGCAATGTGGCTTTTCCATTTTTGATGGCTATGTTACTGTGGTATGTGCTGAACAGAATTAAGGATTTTAAAGGTCTGTAAAAGGGGAGAAAAATTAAAAGGAGAAATATGGAATATAAAGAAATAAGTTATAACAACGAAGAAGAGTGGCTTAGTATTAGAAAAAAAGGCATTGGCGGGAGTGACGCAGGCGCAATAATGGGAAAAAATAAATATAAAAATATTATTGATGTGTGGAAAGACAAAACTGGAAGAGTACAAAATAATTTCACAAGCCCTGCGGCTCAAAGAGGTAAAAACCTTGAAAAAAATATATTTAATTCCTACAAAGAGGATCACCCTGATAAAAAAATATTGGAAGTCAACAAAATGTATGTTCATTCAAAATATGATTTCATACGGGCTAATTTGGACGGAGAAATTGTTTATCAGGATAAAAAAGGAATACTGGAAATAAAAACAACTACAATTAACAAATGGAATAAATACGTAGAAGAATGGCAAAATAATATCCCTGAAAGCTATTTATATCAAATTTTACATTACTTTTTAGTGACAGGCTATGAATATGCTGTCTTGGTTGCTGAAATAAAGTTTGAATGCTTTAAGAATGAAAATTCAACACCGTTTGATTTAGATAAAAGATTGCAAACAATTGTAATCAATAGATCAGACTGGGAAGATGAAATACAAGAATTATTGAACAAAGAAATAGAATTTTGGCAATGTGTCAAAAACGATACAGAGCCAAGAATGATAAAAACTTATGGAGGTTAAGGAATGAAAAAATTAGCAAATAGAAATTATGAATTAACAAGAGATGAATTAGAAGAATTTTTAGATCATTACCATAGATACAAAGCTTTGGATTTTGGTGGAGTTGATAATTGGGAATGGTATAGTGAATCTTATGATGAATACTTAAAAGAATACAGAGAAGAAAAAGGAACAGATGAGTATTATATGGAAGATTTAGTTAAAGATGAAATGGACGGATTAGACAAAACTAAAGAAAAGGAGAATCTTTGAAATGGAAAATAAAAATGTAGAAATTGAAACAGAAACGTCATTAGTTACATTGCCTAAAATGGAATTTGTTTTTGATAGTGCAAAAATAATTCCAGCTAAAATTGATAAAGATATGATTGATTTTGAAAAGGCTGAACAAAAAGTTGAGGAAATCGAGAAACTTTATGATGTAGTATTTACTAACGTGGAAGATATTAAAAAATACAGGGAAGAAGTGGCAAGTACAAAATCGAGTGCTGAAAAATTTAAAAAGGATTTGATGGATTATTTAACAGCTGACACAAAAGAAATCAATCAAAAACTTATTAATTTGATTAAGAGGGTTGATGCAGTTAGAAAATATTTACATGCCAAAGAAAAAGAATTAGATAACGCTAAAAGAGAAAAAATAAAATCAATAAAAGAACTTGTATTTAAAGATAGACCAGAATACTTAGTTTATTTAGTAGAAAATAAAAAATGGGAAAATAAAACATTTAAAGAAATAAACATTGAAGCTGAAATACAACAGCAATACGATGAATTAATCAAAAAAGAAAATTTTATAAAACAGGAAATTGAAAAGGCAAATAAAGAAATTAAATTCAAAATTGTATTTGAAAGCATGAAATATTTAATGCAAGAAGACTATACAGTCATTTCTAAAGCAATAAATGATAAAATGAATGAAATTAAGCAAACTGAAGAAAATTTAAGAATAAGAGCAGAAGAAGAAAAACAAAGAGAAATCGCTGAACTTGAAAGAAAAAGAGAAATTGAAAAGCAAGAAGCAATTGCTAAAGCTCTTCAAGAAAAAGAGCAAAAAGAAACAGATAATACTCAAAAAAAGGATACTTACATTTGCATAAAAGTAAATGGGCTTTCTAAAGAGATAGCGTTAGAATTAAAACGATTTTTAGATAAAAATAACATAAAATATTTTAAGGAGATGAAATAAAATGGCAGGAACTTTAACAAATCCAAAAAAATTAAAAGGAGTAGTTGGAACAACTACACTAAAATCAATGATAAATGATGAAAGAACAAAAAACAAATTTAAGGAATTATTAGGGAACAAAGCAGCTGGTTTTTTAACATCGTTATTAAATACGACAAATGGAAATAATCAACTACAAGAAGCAGAGCCGCAAAGCATTTTAAAGGCTGGAGCAATAGCGGCAACACTAGATTTACCGATTGACCCTAATTTGGGATTTGCCTATATTGTGCCATACAATAACAAAGGGAAAAATGAAGCTCAATTCCAATTGGGCTACAAAGGATTTATACAACTAGCAATTAGAACAGGACAATACAAAAAAATAAATGTTACAGAACTTTATGAAGGACAGTTTGAAAGTTATGATCCGATTACTGATGAACTTAAATATAATCTCGATGGTAAAATAAGCGATGAAGTAACTCACTACATTGCATATTTTCAAACTACAAATGGATTTGAGAAATACAACGTAATGAGCAAGGAAGAAGTGAGAGAACACGCCAAAAAGTTCAGCAAGACATTTCTAAGCAGATTTTCAAGTTGGCAAACTAACTTCGACAGTATGGCTAAGAAAACTGTATTAAAACTATTGTTAAGTAAGTTTGGTATATTGAGCATTGAAATGCAGACAGCACAGAAAGTAGATCAGGCTGTTATAAAAGAAGTCGAGCCAAACGGAAACGTGGAAGTTGAATATGTAGACAGTCCTGACAATGCAAGCGATATTGTCGAAGAGGAAACAGCAGATAACGATACTCAAAGTGATAATGAAATAGTTGAGAGTTTTAATTCAGAAGATTTGTTTTAAAAAAGCAAGGGTTAATTGAGGGTACTTTTTGTAACAAAAAATTAGGAGGATTAAAATGAGAGAAATAAAATTTAGAGCTTGGCTCAAAGAAGAAAGAAAAATGGTAAATGTAGAAACTCTCTTTATAGGCATAAATAGATTATGTTTTGGTAATTCTAAAACAGAGGATTTATTTTTTAGAGATTTTGAAGAAGTTGAATTAATGCAATACACGGGACTTAAAGATAAAAACAGCAAGGAAATTTATGAGGGAGATATTGTATTAATTAAACTAGATGAAACATCAACTTGGTATAAAACAGTTGTTGGATTTAAAAAAGGTGCTTTTATTGCTGATTTAATTGATAAAGAAGATTATGTTTATATTTTTCATCACGGATTTACTGGCGATGATTTTGAAATCATCGGAAACGTTTATGAAAACAAAAACTTACTGGAGGAAAATAAATGAAATATGTGCTAAAAATTGAAACTGGTAATTTAGATGTATATAAACACATCTGCAAAGTTTTAGCAGTGAAACGTTTGAGGAAACTGCTAAACACGTTTTGAAAGATTGTGTTATATCAAGTTATATTGATATGGCGGAAATGGAGGAATAATAAAAAATGAAATTACTGTTAAGTGTAGAAGAGGCTTGTTCATTTCTTCAAATGAATGAGAGAACTTTAAAAAGCGGGTTAATTAGTGGAACTTTAGATATAGGAAGTGCAATAGTTACAAAAGTTATAAATAATAAACCTAGATACAAATACCATATTCCTACAAAAAGAGCTGAGAAATATATGGGAATAAGTTATGAAGACTTTTTAAAAATGAGGTAGCAGTATGAAAATGAGAAATCCGAACGGTTATGGTTCTGTAATTAGATTAAGAGGCAAAAGAAGAAAACCTTTTGCTGTAAGGGTTACAACTCATTGGGATAAGGCTGGTAAACAGCAATATAAGTATATAGGTTATTATAAAACTCAAAAAGAAGCTAATCAACAATTATTTTATTATAATGAACATCCGTATAATATTGATGTCCAAAGTATCACATTTTCGGAAGTTTATGAAAAATGGAAAACAGAAAAATTTGATTCAATTGGTCGCTCATCACAATTAGGATATATTGCTGCTTTTAAGAACTCTAAAATTTTACACCAATTACGATTTGTAAATTTAAAATCTTCTGATTTGCAAGAAGTTTTTTCCAATACTAAAATCAAATACGGTTCGAAGAAAAAAATTAAGATTCTTTTTAATCAGCTATACGCTTATGCTATGAAAAATGATATTGTAACAAAAGATTACAGCAAATACGTAGATATTGGGAAAAACACAGAAGAAAGCACAAGAAAACCTTTTACAAGTGAAGAAATTAAAAGATTATGGGATTTAATAAGTGAAAACGACTGGATTGATACGATTTTAATTCTTATTTATACAGGATTTAGAATTGGAGAATTGCTGGAAATTAAAAATAGTGATATTGATTTGAAAGATAGAATCATTAAAGGTGGACTGAAAACAGAAGCTGGTAAAGATAGACTAGTTCCTATCCATTCCAAAATCCTCAAACTTGTTAAAAATAGAATGAATACCAAGAATAAATATTTGATTGTAAATTTTAAAGGCGAGCAAATGAAATACGATAATTATTATAGAGAAAAATTTAAACCTATTATGGAAGAACTTGGAATGAAGCATAAGCCACACGATACTAGACATACATTTGCAACATTACTTAGTAATGCAGACGCAAATAAAACATCAGTTAAAAAATTAATAGGACACAACAGTTATACAACAACTGAAAAATTTTATACTCATAAGGACATTGAAGAGCTGAGAAAAGCAGTGGAAAAGATATAGTATTTTGTATATTGTTTGTATATTGTTTGTATATTGTAGGCATACATTTCTATACTTTTCCATACTTTTTACAAAATAAAAACCCCTGAAAACCAGTGTTTCCAAGGGCATGTAAAATAATACAATTATCTTTTTGAGAATTGTGGACTTCTTCTTGCTTTCTTTTTCCCGTATTTCTTTCTTTCAACCATTCTTGAATCTCTTGTTAAGAATCCTGCTTCTTTTAAAGCACCTCTTAATTCAGCGTCAGCTTCTAATAATGCTCTTA